GTTTTTTGGAGATCCCAAACTTCCGGGTTCTTGATTCCAGTAGCGGAAGAAACGTCGTAAAACTTCCCCTGAAGGATCGAGTTCTTGAATCTTTTTTTCTAGATAATTAATACCTTTGATTTGGTTTACGTTTCCATTATATGTTTCATGTATATTCAGTAAACAATATTTTAATTTACATTTATGGGGTAGGAAGGTAGGAACCTCTTTATCTGGTGCCATAAATAAATTAAGTTCAGATCTACGTTGATCAATTACTAAATCAGACTTATTTAACCAGGCTTTATTAATAAAAGGATACTTCCATATCCTATTCTCCATATTGATTCTCCATAGTCTTTATAAGAAGCAAAACGACCAGAACCCATGAGAGTTCTGGCCCGATTGTAGTGTTTTATTAATCTTAGAGAGTCTTTGTTTAGATAAGATGTATCTAATTTAAGGGACATCTACGGTGCCACCAAAGGTCACCTCAGAATAACCATCTGTTTTTAAAATGACAAGGTAGTTTTTACTTGCATTAGTAACTGTCATGGCACAAGCACCTTTACCTTTACCACTCTGTTCTATATTACTAAATCCTGTATATCCAGTTGGAGCTGAAGAACCTGCATAATCATCTTCCTGAAAGATTTCTACTGATTTAACACCAGTGCTTCTATCAATCTTTATGATTATGTCTCCTGTGCCACCTGGATTAACCTGAAATCCACGGATGTTTTCACTACGATCACAGGCATCTGTTGATCCTTTATAGGTTATTTCAGCACCATCTGTTTCGAGAGTGTCCAAAGTACCTGAAATTGTACGAGTAGCCATATTTATTAAGGGACTTGATTAGCGTTTAAAAAAGAAAGAGTAATCTCAGCATCAATGCCATGATCTTTCATAATACTTATAAAAGTCTGACGTTCCACTGCTTTATTATACATCTGTTCAACAAAAGCTTCCTCTAACTCCTCACGATCAAAATCTTTAATCGCTATAGCAGTTGCATGGATAGCAAACTGTTGATTCATATCCAGATCTAACATGATGTTTAATCATTATTCACTATCCTAACAGCAGAAATCGTGGATGCCATATCTGTCAGCTATTATGAACTCTATTTTTTCTAACAGATTTCTCGTAATATTTATCATCACTTCTTTTCAAACCCTGATTTAGCATGTAAGAGCTACTGGCATTTATCGAATAAAATATGATAATAAAAGTAAAGACAAATGGTTCCACTCAAACATACCTGACGTTACTAACATTCTAGACTCTATGATCACTGAAGCAGCAAGCCAAGACTTTCTAATATCTTGTATTAGTGGAGTAAGCAGACCGCAGATTGAAAGATATATGGAGAAATACTATGGATGTGATAAAGAAGATATAAAAGAATTAATTAAGATACATGAATTTAAGAAAAAACCTAGATTTGTAAATTATAAAAAATTCTATGATTTGAAGATACCTGACACAGCAGAGAAATTTAAGTATCCTTTTACACAGATATATCGACAAGAAAATTTTTTAAGTCAAGAAGAATGTGATCTACTTATTGAACACATGGATACTGAATTACATCCTTCCGCAGTATCAAATGAAAAAGATAAATTAATGTTTTCTGATTACAGAACATCTATGACTTGTAATTTCAGCCCACATTTAACAGACCTTGGAACTGATCTGACTATAAAAATAGGTGATTATCTAAATTTAGATCCTTTTTTAGGTGAGGCAGTACAAGGTCAGAAGTACGAAGAAGGAGAATTCTATAAAGCTCATTGGGATTATTATGATCCTCTATGTATAGCTGAGTATCATACTTATTGTCAGTGGATGGGTCAGAGGACATGGACATTCATGATTTACCTTAATGATGTAGAAGAAGGAGGAGAAACTTATTTTAAATTTCTTAATTTAAAAGTTAAACCTGAACCTGGATTAGCTATCTTCTGGAACAATTTATATAGTTTTGGCTGGCCTAATTATAAAACTATGCATGAAGCATTACCTCCTACAAAAGGTAAAAAATATATTATTACTAAATGGTATAGAGCCTGGCCTCTTATCTAGATGTCACAAACAGGTATGTCTTTTTTGTCTTCTTCATCTTTAGGTGAATGATATACCAAAACAAAAGCATCACATCTAGGACAAGTTAAGTTAGTAACTATATTATACTCCTCATTACAATAGTCCTCACCATCATGATCTCCACCCCAAATTAATTCATGATTACAAGACCAGCAGTTCATTAGGTATTCTGTAACTCCTCTAAAACTGTAGATTTGTTTATAGCTGCTATATCTTTAAGACCATAAGCATCAAACCAGGGAGCATCAGCCCAGTCAAAACCTTCACCAAATGTATTATCCGGAGCAGCAACATACCAATGACAGGCTGCATCAGGTACATCCACAGCACATTTAGACCAATCATCACTCCATTGTGGAACCTGTACCCAGAGTACAACTGCTAACAAAAGATTAACTAGCATCTTTTTCTCTCACTGTATGTAACTTAGATATAACATGTATAGGTCTTCTATAAGTCTCTACAGTGGCTCCACATCTAGGACAATTCAAATATGTAACCATGTCATAGATATCTCTATACTCATCGTCATTATCAAGACGGCTATCTCCCTTACGTATTAATTCTGTATCGCAGTAATAACAATTCATGACATTAAACTATCGTGAAATTTAATTTTGGCAACTACCAATTGTAATTACATGCCCACCAACCGGGTGTCAGTTTATCTTTCTTCTCTGAACATTTATGACGTGCTTTAAAACTAGCTCTACGTTTTGGATCTTTATGCTGTAGAAAATCCTGCATACCTCTGTAACCAAACCTTACTATCTTCTGTTTACCATCATCACAGGCTTTCACTATATATTTTTGTTTAGCACCCTTCGGAGCCCTCTGGGGCTTATTACATTTCATCTTATCTTTTCTCATCTGGGCTTTACTTTTAGCCTCTTTACGGCTTGCCATTACACATAATTAGACAATCTTTCAGGAGCATTAACTTCCATGCCCACATCTCCTCTTAAAGCTCTATCTCCTGCATCTAAACCTCTTTCCTGTTGAATTTTTCTGATTACTTGTTCAGCATCATAATCTTTTAAAAATTGTTTAGGATCGTATTTGGCATCTAATGCAGATGGTCTATCATTAACAGTTCTTTCTCTTTCCATACAAAGTTTTGGTCAGTCCATTCTTTTATTTTACTTGCCTTTGCTTCTGAATAACAGGGATGAGTATCATCAAAGTAATCAAACACTAATTGTGATCCTTTACGAGAATTACACTTACTGCAGCAGGCACCCATATTACTTCTGGTTGAATGACCTCCTTTAACCTTTGGTTTTATATGATCGATAGTCGCTGTATGTTCTGTAAGTTCTTCATCACAGTACATACATTTCCATCCCCACGACTCAAAAATACTCTCTCTAAATTTTTTTCTAGCACTCTTAGGACTAGTAACAATAAGGTTTTGTAGTAAATCATTTTCCGTATGGAACATGGGCACTCATGCTTCATTAGGTCAACCCTAATGTGCATACATTTTCCTCATTCAGTTATTACTGGATTCTCTAGAATGCTTAATTTTTTCTTCAACATCTTCTAACAATCGAAGAGTGTAGTAATGGAAACGATCTGTCACCCAACGAAGATCCTCTTCTTTTATATCTCTATAAATTGATTCAAGAAGTAATTCACGAGAAGGACATTTAAGATACTGAGAAATTAATCCCAAAGCTTTAAAACGTCCTTTTGTGAATTCATCTGTCATCAGCCAGCACCTACAACCTCCGCAACCGCATCATCATCAGTCTTCTTAACTTCTTCTGAAAGCTTAGTCTCAATGATGTTAATAATCTCAAGAGCACCTTCTACTTTTAGAAATCCTTCCTTTGTACGAATTAAGTTTTCTTCGCTATTCTTGATGTTTGTAACTAACTCTATTCTTTGATCAGTTAGTTGTTTTTTTAAATCTGCAATTAAGTTTTCCATAATTAAAATGAATTTACACAAATACTAATACTATTTATCGCTGGTAACAATCTTTATTGGAGCTTGTTCAATTCTTATTGTTTGAGTAGGTAAATCAGATGGTGGTTTCTCCTTATCTTTTTCATCTTTCTTTTTCTTACCTACATCCACCGAAAATGTTGCTAGGCATCCCGTAAAAACGCTTGCTATGAAAGTGATGTCCTTGGGTCCACCATCCTTTGCTAACCCTGGAAAAGTAATGTAGTTCAAAGAAATTATGAAACCGGCCCAGACCATTACACCTAGCCGGATAAAGGTTCCTAGAATTTCTAGCTGCTCTTCTTTATCATCAATACTTTCTTTAAGTTTAGTAAGAGGTCCTTTTTTCTTAGGTTCTTCTCCTTCTTTGTGATCTTTGTGACACGACATATTTAAATTTGTATATAAAAATAGTCTACAGGAATCAATTTTTGATACATAATTCTTGTTTATGGTGATGATAGACTTATGAATATTTATACTTAAACATCATGTGGAAGATACTCCCTTTTCTTCTGTTGTTTGCAGCCCCAGTCAGAGCAGATATTACTTCGAAACTCAGTAGCAGTATACAGCTCCAGGTTAATGCTGCAGCAACACAGGTTGAGCGAATCGGGACAACCTACTCGGTAAATGGATCAGGTGTCGATACAACTTACACACCAACAGGTGGCAGTGCAGTTTCAGATGGTCTAGGATCATTAACCATATCAAGTGGAGTGGGTGCGATACCAGCTCTAGAAGTTACACAAAAAACAGCGGGTAACAGCTTCACGTTTACACAATCCTTTACCCAAGGAGACGCAGTTCCTACAAGTGCTCCTACAGTCGGTCAGGTAGCTAACTTTAGTAGTCAAACATCAACTGCATCAGGATCAGCAGGCGACCTTGCTGGTACAATCACAACTGCTGGTGCGATCACACTAACTGGAGGCGGTAGTGGCACCAGTGCTGTTGGCCAATTTACCAGTGAGATCAGTATCAAATGAAGCTAAAGGATCATGCTTTTGCAATCAAAGAAAATGAAGATGAGAAAGATCCTGAAAAGTGTAATACCTGTGGTCGTATTAAGCTCACTGAGTGCATCTGTAGAAGCCGTTCCTCTCGTTCCCAACTTTCAGAGTGGTAGTCTTACCAGTCGAACTGAGACTACCAGTATGGTAACGGAGACCATAAATGTGGTTGAATACCAGACGGGCTGGCAATATACAGTTACAGGTAATAATATAAGCACAGATAGTGACAGCTTGGTTCCTCCTACTACAAGTACGACCCAAGCAATAAATGGAATTAATTCTACGTGGACAAGCCTAGATGCTACAAATATGCCGAACTTCTCTGTAACAGATTCAAGCAGACCTTGGCAACTAACAACAACACTCAGTCAACCAGGGCTAAAATCTCAGACCATAATCCAGAGGACCACCGAGCTAACCTCAGTCACAGACACGGTTTCAACATTCAGCCAGTAAAGTTTGCATTAATTGCACTAAACATTTTCAGTGCTCCCATCTACGCTAATGAGGTAGGTGGTGTCAGTGCTACTGCTAATCCTGTAGCTAACAGCTCAGGTAGTGTCACCAATCAAGCTATACAGGTATTACAAGGACCTTACATAACCAACACCTATGGCAACGGAGTTCAGTGTCAGGGATCTACCCTGAACATTACCCCATTTGTAACTCTGAGTGATTCATGGAAAGAACCTTATCAGGACGTTTGGCTCGATCCAGTGTACGACACTTCTGATGTTGATAATGATGGAGTGTTAGACTCACCAGGGGCTATACTTTATTACAAACCAGTCAGAACAGGTCAGAAATCCAATCATAATATTGGATGGGGTATTTCAGCTACAATATCCATACCACTTGATAAGCGTCATAATGAGGGCTGTCTGAAGGCTGCTGATATACAGAATCAATATCATACTCAACTGGTTGCTAATAAAAGATTAGACTTTGAAATATCGAGATTGAAGCACTGTGCGGAGCAACGAAAATTGGGAGTATCTTTCCATCCCGACAGTCCTTCATATCAAATCTGTGCAGATATTGTTGTTACAAATCCTCATGGTGTTATTCCTAATCATCAGCATGAGATTCCGAAATGATTGTATATCTTTTTACTTATTTAAATAGTTTTTAATATATTTATCATCATTTGTGTAACAGGACTCTAGTGCTGCTTCTGCCATACCTTTATTCCTGCTTGCTATGATTGCACCTCTTTCATAGTCAACTACTTCTGGTATGTATTTTTGATGTAAAATCATACCTAAACTTTTATTTCTAATGCCAGTTTTACAATCTTGGGCAACGTGCCAAGCCTCATGTCTAAGTGTTCTAATAAGTTGTAAATCATTGTGCATATATTTTTTATTCAAATAAATATTATTGTTTTCATGGTTATAGATTCCGATAGTTTTTTTCGGAAAATATTTTTTATCACCTAAAAAAACTTTAACTCTAAATCGTTTTAAATTATTTATTAATTGATTAAACTCTTCTGCAATATTATCGTAATTATCATTTGGAAATTCTGTTTTTACATCATCAATATTTTTAATAAGTTCAACATTATTTCTGCACCATCTACTGTACAGACAGGATAATTTACCCTCATGTAATGCATTTACAGGTAAACAAATAATTAATGCTAATAATAATAAAAAATTAATTTTTTTCAACAGTATGGGATTCTGAAATAAGTTTCTTCTTTCTTTTCAATCCTTTAAATTTTTCTCTCTGTTTTTTACCCAGTAAACCTTTAATTCTCTTAGTAGCTTGCTTTAATAAAGGCTTTATTAACCTTAATAATAGGGGTGTAGAAGCTGCAGCTGCTGTTGCTACCACTGCGATTGCAGCTGTTGTAGTGACTTGAGGTACAGTTGGTAGCATTTTTTCGATGGTTGATGTCAATTCATAGTTTGTTATGCAGGTTTGACCATCTTCAGATAGTGAATGAGATACAACCTTCTCCCTGGATTCAGCATTCCGCATATCACCTACCCTCTGATCTGTAGGTCCAGGGCATGGCACATCTTTCTTTGGAGTATTTGGTATGTTGTCTAAATTAGGTTGAGGTGTGTCTGTCTCTGGAGGTGGAGCTACAGGAGGAACTGACTGTTCCTGTACATAAACCATATTCTCTGGCTCATAATTGATAGGTTCAAACCAAGGTACAGAGCCATCACACATGACACGAGATCCTCGTTCATCCTGATTGACAAGCTCTATAGAATTTTTATTTGCAGGATTATATTTAACACAACCTGGAACATCTATTATCGGAGATCCAATAGATAAAGTTACAGGTGGAGTTTGAGGTATTGAAAAATTTATGTTAGGTAAAGGAATCGAATTGACTCCTATGTAATTTATTCCAATAGTCTGTATCTCAGGCACTAACAGTCTTTGAAGTCCCTAGCCATCTGACCACCTATCTCTGCACCTTGTTTCTGTCCAAACATATTAAAGAACCCGGCTACTAACCATCCAACATAAGGTATCTCTGTAAGAGCAGGAGTTATAGGAGCAGTGATACTTGCTGCTGCAAGCCTTCCTGTAGCCTCTCCAGAGCCTTCTGCCTTAATACATGCAATCTGTTTCTCAGTTAATTCAGAGCTCTCTGAGACGCTTCCAGAGCCTCCTGCTGCTACTGACTGTTCATATGTCTTTACTTCTGACTTACCCATACCAAGAAAGCCTGCTGGTCTATCAATATGTTTTTCAGTTTCAATTATCTTTGGTGAATGAGATCTATATCTGATGGTATATCCTTTTTCTGTAACACTTGCTATATAACTTGTATAAGGTCCTACAGGTAAGTTTATTATAGGTAAATTACTTTTCTTATTAACTGTTGACTGTATCAAAGCAAGATGAGACAACCCAAAAAGTATACCTAAAGAACCTACAATTATTTTTCTCGATCTAGATGGTCTCTGACTATACATTTCCTATGTTATATATGCCTATATTACTGTAAGTTTAAAAACTAACCAGTATCAATTTATGCTTGTATTACTCCAAAAAAAGATAGTCCACTAGCTGGAGCAGTGGTAAAAGTTAAAGTGCTTGCAGCAACTGTATAATCATTACCAGGATTTTGTATAATTCCACCAAGAGAAACTATTATTGAACTAGCATTTGCCGGAGATATAGTAGAACCACTTGCTTGTAGACTAAAGTTAGTGGTACTACCATTAAATCCACTAGATATATCATCTACCTCTCTATTCTGATTAGGATTAGGTGACAGTCCTATATATGGCATTATTCTAAAGTTATTTTATATAAATATTTTAAAATAACTAATTTTTACCAAGGTACACCAGAAGTTGAAGTAGGTGTTTTAGATTCAGTTATCTGTGCAGCAATAGATGTCTCAATCGCTGTTACTTCATCAGATCCTAAAGCTTCTTTAGCCCATGCAACAGTTACATCTTCAGTTAAAGTATCATAAGCACTAAATGATGAAGAATCAGGTTCAGCTAATCCAATAGATCCATAGCTAGATCCAGTATGTGTTACAGCAGATTCACCAGAACCTACAGTTTCAGAGTCACTAGCAGTCCAATGAACTGTAGTTACTACATCAGCTAATTCTCCTACAGCTTTTGTTGAATCTAAACAAACAACTTTCCAGGTTACAGCCATTTCTTTTTATAATTAATATATTTTTATTTTACTTTGACTTATCTTTAAGCTGTTTCTAACGCTGCAACTTTAGTTTCTAATGTTTCTATTTTGGATATAGATTCCTGTAAAGAAGCAACAAGCAGAGGTACAAGTTTGCTATGATCTATTGATTGATAGATTGGATTATTTAAAGTTCCCTCTACAAAGTCACCTGCATCAATCATTGCTTGTGTAACAACTGCATCTTTTGTTCCTGTAATAGCTTGTGGAACTACTGAGCTAACTTCATGTGCAAAAAATCCATCAACAGTTGTAGTTGCATCAGTTTTAAAATTAAATCTATATGGTTTTAATGTTTTTAATCTCGTAATTCCATCAGAAATAGCAGTTGCATTTTCTTTTAATCTGTAATCAGAAGATGTGTTAAATGATGTAGCACTGTTGTGAGTAGTAATAGAGCCAACATTTCCATTAGGGTTTGAAAATCTTATTTGTGCTCTGTCAGCAGTTGTGTTTCTTGAACAATTTATAACAGTATTATTATTCGCATTATCGTTAGCAATATTTAAATCTCCATTCACTCCGTCCATACTATTACTGGTTGTTCCTATCATTACTCGTCCCGTATCGTCGATTCTCATGCGTTCACTACCAACGTGAAAAGCAACAAATCCATTATCTAGTACAACTTTTTCTGTAGAACCCGAAGTATCTAAACCATAACCATCATCAACTCTTATAAAGCTTGATGCAACATGTAGCTTTCTACTAGGACTTGTTGTGCCTATACCTACATTTCCATTATGGTCAATTCTGACTTTTTCAGTAGCATCACCCGAGTCACTTCGTGTCCCGAATCTTAATGCACCTCTACGACCAAAACTATCTGATGGGTCGGCTACTGCTGATATAAAGGAACTAACGTGTGGACTGTCATCATCATCTGTAAAAAATTCGATTGCTCCAACCCTGTCACCTGCACTTAAACTATCATCTGAACTTATTAAACGTAGTATCGCTCCAGAACTATCAGCAATGTCTAAATTACGAACAGGTGATGTATTATCAGAGCCAGCAATATTAATTCCCACTTTGCCATCACTTGCGATACGCATCCGTTCTGAAACATTACTTCCATCACCGTTAGTGTAAAATTGCAAACTTCCTTGAGAACCAGTGCTATCACGTTCATGTAGAATTGAAGCACCTACTCCAGTTGAAGAAGAAGTAATACCGAAACTAATTCCTATTGCTTCTCCATTATCATTTTCATTATTACGAAGATGTAAGTGATAGTTTTGAGCATTGGATCTTCCTGATTCTGCATTTTTTGTAGAAACCACTGTCAATGCTCCGCTTGCAGTAGAAGAACCTAATACCAAATTTCCAGACGAATCTATACGCATACGTTCTGTAGATCCTGTAGCAAAAGCTAACTGATTTGAGCCACCACTGAACATTCCTGTATCAGCATCGTTGGTGGTATATAAAGGAGCACTAGCACTTCCTGAATGACCAGCTTTATAAACACCACTAGATTTAACACGTATATCTCCAGCAACGTCTAACTTAGTTCCTGGATTAGTTGTACCAATACCTACGTCTCCAGTAGAAGTTATACGCATACGTTCAGTGTTATTAACGATAAACTCCATGCGATTATCAGAATGTAGATAACGAAGTTGACCTGTATCGGATGATGCACTATCTGCAAATAAAATGCCACCATAATAAGAAGCATTTGAACCAATTGTTATCCAAGTATTACCATTATTTTCAACTAATAAAGTAGATGCAGTAGAAGCACTTGCAAGACTCGCATCGGTCAATCTTAAATGTAATTTATTATTTACAGCTGGGGCTGTTGTACCTATACCTACTTGCCCATTTGCTTTAATGGTAAGTTGATCAGTAAGTGAACCACCAGAAGGGACAGTTGCAAAATTTATTTCAGCATCTTCAGAGCGATGTCTGATGTTTAATTCAGTTGTACGATATTGAATGTCTCCTAACTTAGTGGTTCCGTCATTCTCATAAAAATTTAATTCACCAATATCATCTGCTGCTCTACCAAGAATTGCAATAGCATTTGCATCTGTAGCTGCCTGAACCTGTAATTTATGAGTTAGTGATGTTGAACTTTTACCGATAAGCAAACGGCCAGAAGAATCTAGACGCATACGTTCTGTATTACTAGTAGCAAGAGCAATGTGATTATTTTCTTTATTACTTATAAGCAAACTTTCATCAGAATCCATTCCTACAAGTATTCCATCTCCACTTGTCGATCCTGTTGTTGAATTTGTAAAAGATATAAAATTGTTTCCTGAAGTACTTTCATGTAAATGTACTTTTCTTGCTGGACTTGTTGTACCAATACCTACGTTTCCAGATGAGTCTATTGTTAATCTTGCCGTAGGAGAAGCAGCACCATCAGCCGTTGTGCTGAATACTAATTTGCCTGGTACATCATTACTTCCAGGTGTACCATTTATACTACTTAAAATACTAGCTGAAACACTATCTGAGTCTGTTCCATCATTAGCACAAAAAACTATCTGGCCTAATGTGTCTCCATCTTGAACAACAACGTCTGACCCATTAGAAGCACCTCTAGATTTATTGAAAATGACCCGCCCACCATCATTGTTAGCTGAGTTTCTAGTAATTGATACAGTTGTTGTATTTGAAGATGTACCTTCTACTTGAAGAATGGGTGCTATTGCACCAGGTGTTCTTGCACTATCCGTTCCAACAAGCAAACGCTGTGAACTATCAACTCTTATAGCTTCATTGCCACCAGTTTCAACAGAAACAGCATCAGCAGCAGGGAATCTTATAGCGGTATTTGTATCTCCAGTATGAACAATCTTGTCAGGTATTGTTAAGTCTCCACTAACAATCGGAGAAGTAATAGTGGAACTATAAGAAAGGTTACCTCCTCCATCTGTAACCAAAACTTGTCCATTACTACCTTGACCTGTAGGAAATTGTGCTACCTTTGTTCCGTCAGATATAACTGATATAGTCCCAGAAGCTGTTCGTGTAAATCCGGTGTCTGTGTCCTCACTGAAGGTAATAGAGGGAAAATTAATTGATCCGTCAGGAAAAGTTCCTCCAGCATTCACATAATCTGCACCTGCATAAATGACTCCGAAGAATGCATGGCCATTTGTAGGAGCAGAACTAAATACAATATTTGTTCCTAGTAATTTAAATCCAGCAGAACCTGTAGGATCTGGCTCCTGAATAACTCCATTTACTGATATTAATAACTGTTGTTCAAATTTTGGAAAAGGAACAGGTGTTGCTCCTCCGACTTGTAAAGCAAATGAAGTAGTACTTCCATTGAAACCACTAGATATATCATCTATGATCTTGTAATCTTCATTACTTCTTACGTCATTTCCTATATATGCCATAGATAATTAACTACGATATTCTTTTTCTCCTATTATTTTAAGGTCAGTAATCTTTGGAACTATTAGGTATTAGGCCCTTCAGTGGAGGGCTGGACAGGCCAATTGACTTGATCAGCTGTTTTATCTTTATAAGTTTGAGGAATATCTCTAAGGTTCTGTCTGTAAGCTGCCCATTGAGCCTGATCTACTGTTGCTCCTGGTGTTACAGTCCAGTCAGTTGACTTTAATAAATAATTTCTTTTCTTTCTCACATTTTCCCAAGTATCATCTTCTAAATCTAATACCTTGTATTCATGTATCTTTTCATCTAAAACAGCAACCTCAGCTTTAAGTATCTCAAATTTATCTAATAAATTTGTAAGATCATTATTACTTGTTAAAGGCATTTTAAGTCTGCTCTAAATAACTTACCGAAGCATCTAATGCACTTGCCGTTCCTGAGTTTATTCTCAATACATCATTAGCTTCCATTATTATTTTTGATCCGGCTATTATTTCTAATGAAGATCCTGCAGGTACTGGAGCATTTCTAATTAAAAAAACATCATCCCCAGAAGATGTAACTAAGAAAACATCCACGTTAGCACTAGTGCCTGTCTTATTAGAAATCAAACAGCTTAGTAATACTAATGTTGCTGAACCTCCTGCAGTAACAACATTAGTTCCTGAGTTTCCAGTTCCAGCATTACTGACTGAAGATTTCGTATCAATTTTGAAGGTATTTGCCATATTATCCTAAAGCAAGTATAAGAGCGAGTGCGTTTGGGCTATCTAAATTTCCAGTAACAGTTAAGTCTCCTGTAACAGAAAGATTACCATTGTTTGGAATTGTAATAGCACCAGTTGAATCTATTGTAAGCCTTGCAAATCCACCAGTTACTAGTGACAATTGATTGGCACCTGGACTTATAATTCCTGTATCTGGATCTCCTGCAAATTTAAGAGCACAACTGGATAATGAACCTAATGCAAAATTAGAATTAGTTGCGTCTTCTTTTAATAATGGGAACCCACCGGCCTGCGTCGCATCGTGTATACAGACAGTTCTTTTTTCAGTGTCTACAGTTACTTCACCTACTGCTCCTGTAAAAGCAGAATGTTGTCCGGTTGTTCCTCTTCTAAATTGTACTTGAGTTGCCATAATACTATCCTAAAGCCACTGCTATTGCGGTGGCAAAACTTTCGGTACTTACCGTGCCATCCGTAGCTGGTAAGGTAAGAGTTACATCAGCTGTCGAAGCTGGTCCTTTGAGAGTTGCAGCATTAGTTCCGTTATCTGTATCCTCTTTAAAAATAATGCTTCCAGCAGAATTAGAAGATCCTACTAACACAGGAGCATCCAAACTTTTATTAGTTAAAGTCTGAGTTCCTGTGAGAGTTGTAACAGTTGAATCTATTGCAAAGGTGGCGGTGGTTCCTGATCCACTTGTATCTATTCCAGTTCCACCAGTAAGAATTAATGGTTCAGAATCTAAATCAACATCGAAGTTTCCAGAATCTGTTTGTACATCTAAATCTTCAGCAGTAAGTTGAGTATCAACATAAGCTTTAATACTTTGTTGAGAAGCAACTTTTGTGGCTGAGTTACTAGCCATATCATCTTCATCTAAGAAAGCAGATCCACTTAGTCCTGTATTTAATACAGGACTGGTTAAAACAGGACTCGTTAAAGTTTTATTTGTTAGTGTCTGAGATGCTGCTAATAAGACTAAAGTTCCATCAACATCTGGAGCAGTTAATGTTCTTGTAGTGCTACCAGATATTCCTGAGCATTCAAAAGCAAGTTGTTTTGTATTATCTGAATTATCTCTGATTCTGAATCCACTGTCGTTAGTTACAACTGCAGTGGAAGTTACAGAAGCTAAACCAGTAAGTGTCGTGCTACTACTGCCCAAGGCAATAGCAGTGCTACCAACAGTAACAGAACTGTTAGCAAGTTTGGAGTTGGGAATAGCATTGGTTGAGAACTCTCCTGTACTTGAGTTATAAGTTAATCCTGATCCAGAAGCAATACTTAGTGTGCTTAACAACGCAACCGTTCCTGTAGCATCAGGAAAAGTAATTGTTCTATCAGTTGTTGGATCAGTTACGGTAATACCAGTTTCAAAGTCATTTGCAGTTGATCCTTCAAAAGATATTGTTCCGTTGGCTATTTGTATTGAATTTGCAGAATCAGTGGTTCCAGAACGTAATGCTGTCGTAGCAATTAAACTTGAAGAAGTTAAAGTATTTAAGCCTGCGATAGTATTAGCCGTGGCTCCAAGACTGACAGATGTTGAACCAATAGTTACAGCTGAGTTAGCTAGATTACTGTTAGCAATTGATGACGCAGTTGATAATATAGTTCCTGTTTCATTTGGTAGAGTAAGAGTTTTATCTCCACCTGTTGCATCAGCTGCAGTGAGTATTGTTTCATTTGCATCAGCAGTTGATCCTTCAAAAGTTATATTCCCACTTCCAATTTCAATAGCATTAGCTGCATCTTCCACTCCTGCTATTAAAGTTCCTGAAGCTAATGATGTTAATCCTGCAAAAGTACCTTGAGTAGCTCCAAGAGAAACGCTGGTACTTCCGATTGTTACAGTTGAATTAGCTAGTTGACCATTAGGTATTGCACTAGTTCCAAACTCTCCTGTTCCAGAGTTATAAGTTAATCCAGAACCACTGGCGATACTGAGGTGTGCTCGTACTTCAGCAGGTGATGGTCCTGTATATGTGATTACTCCTGTGGAATTATTGTATGCAAGACTTCCATCCCCTGAAACATCTGTAACAGAAATAGCTGCTCTTGATCTTGTATTTGTATAATATAAATTTGTATTTTCAGTCAGATCGGCTGTAGTATTACCAGCAAAATCCAGCTTATCTGTGGGAGTATTTACTTCCTGAAATAAACCACTTACCAGCGTAATTGCCTTACGAGTTGCCATCTTTTAACTACTACTGTTAGTTTCTTATCTAGTAAAAAACTTTTATTATTCTTCTATTTTATCTTTAACAATTTTAGCGAAGCTGAATTGGACGCTTTATTCTCACCACTAATTCACTTGTATTTGGAGCTTCACCTACAAGAGTTAAAAATTGTCCGGCTGTAGTAGGAGGAGTCTTAGTGATTGCTCCTGCACTTAAAGCTGATAAAAAGAATATATCTCCAGCATCTAAAGTCTGTGTTCCTGCAGCTACTTGACCAGAAACTATTACACGGACAGTCTGTCCTGCAGTCTTTGTAGTTTCTGCAAATCCTGCAACAGTGGCCTGATCCAACGTACCGTTTGCAATTGCTTTACCTACCTTACCATCGGAAATTCTGGAATATATTGCATCTCCCTGTGAAACATTTTCAAATGCTTCAGCCTGATATCCTACTACCTTAGACACTGCGGTAATAGGTATTGTTTTTCTGAAGTCTTCTAATATAGCAATTAAACCTTCTACGTTAGCTGCATAAGGTTCTAAATCTTTTACATTAGCCATTATCTTAAAAGAACTGGAGGTTCTATATGAATTGCAAAGTCAGTAGCAGTAGATGCTTCTCCTACACGAGTAATTGCTTTACCTGCACCAGAAGGTGGAGTTGTTGTAATAGCTCCGGCAGTTGAATCAGATAAGAAAAATAAATCACCTGGATTTAAAGAACTTAAAGTTTTAAGACCTACAACAAGTACTTTCACAACGCTGTTTGCACTGACAGTTGAATTAGCAAAACCTATAACTGTAGCATTTTCTAATGTTCCATTAGCTGCACTTGCCTTTCCTACCTGACCATCAGAAGTACGCATAAATAAAGCATCACCATCAGTAACATCCTGAAATGCAGTTGCATTAAATCCTACCTGTAATGGAATAAAATTAGGAAAACCTTCTTTTAAATCCAGTAGTGCATCTACTAAGCCACGAAAGTTATTTGTATATGGTGAACGAGTCATAGTAAATCCATTAGCAGTTAATAAATCTACCAGTACTTTTATTGCACCTTCTATATTTGGTTCTCCTTGTGCCATATAGTTTGAACTATTTATATAGACATTCTAAGTTGTTAAATCCCTTAGAATATAGATAAAGAGAAACAAAGATTTAATGGACCCAGAAATTATTGCTATTGCTGTGACCAGTGGACTAGCAGCTTTCACTGGTGTTATCAAATCTTTAAATGGATTTAATGATAAAATCCAAAGAAGATTCAATAAACTACAAGACGAAATTAATCGTGTAGAAGATGATATGATTCGTGGTTATGTTTTAAAACAAGATTTTATAAGAGAGATAGATGTAGTTCATCAAAAACTAGATAGAATACTAGAATTAATGATCAAACAGAACTCTAAGTAATCTTAGATAATATTTTTATAGCTTTCTTACGTGTCTTACACTGTTGTGCTTTGAGATTAAGTTTAATTAATTTCCAATGATCACCTGCCTGTTTTATTTGCCTTTCTTTATTTATACAATGTTCACAATTACATTTTTCTTTTAATTGATTGCTGTCCATCCACCTATACTTGCTCTATAAATATGTAAAGTAGTTGTTGATTCTACATAATGCAGTTGACCATTAACTGGATTAGAAGGGAATCCTGTACTAGTTGTAGAAGCTACAGCATTTGCATACTGCCAATTTGTCCCATCATGTACTCTAAATAAAAAAGTACTTGCTGTATCAAGCCAGGATTCACCTTTAGAAAAACTGGAGAAACCTGTAGGAGAATTATTAGGTTGAGTAGAACCTACATGAATAGGTCCAACTTTAATTAAACCTGTACTGGGAGAAGCAACATTATCTGCAAAAAACAATCCGGGATCTCCAGAATTTATATTTATACAAAGTTCACCAGCTGCTATTCGAGTAGGAACTGGCCTATCACTTAATAAACTTGATCTTCTAGTTTGAATTTGTATTGTCATGTTTTAATTTATATAGAGTCCTGCATCTACATTTATAGATTGTTCTACACCTGGATTATAAGTTGAACAATCCATAGAACTTATTCCTGTACCTGTTATCCGTTCTCCATTTAAATATGTTCCACCTTCTATTTCTCCAAATTGAAAATCAGGTGTGAAATCAGTGAGTGGTTGATTAACTAATCCAATACGGACATCTTCTATTAAATCAAAATCTAAATTAAGAACTTTTTGCATAGTCATTAATGTAGTAGCTGCATTATTCAATATTTTTCCATCACGACTTAATTCATTACCTTCACGTCTAATAGTATCTGTAAGTTTCATGGTTACAAGAGTAGGATCAAACTGAGCTGTTTCTTCAGGTGAATTATTCTGTCCAAACTCAATATTTTTATTTCCTGTCCAAGGTAATCCATAACCTAGAAGTGCCATTCTCTCTGCAGCTTTTTTAGTGCGTTCCTGTTCTTTTTCAAAATTTCTATAAAACTTATCCAATGCATTACCAGCTGGTTGATCATTGGGTTCACGTAACCATACATCTACATACTCATGTACCTTTAAATTACTTACAGTACAGTCACCTTGTGTGGTACCTGAGAATGGGTAGATAATTACAATCGTATTTTCATCTGGAACAGAACTTATTACATATTGTCCATCTAATAAATTACCACTCGTAAAATCAATGGAAACTCTTTTATTAGGTAGTAATCCATGATTGGTTATTGTTATTGATACATTAGGTCCACTCTGTAAATATCTTCCTTCAAAACTAAATGGGTCATTACCTTCATCATGCTTCATAGAAAATAAAGCTGCATAAATATGTTTACACCAACGAGTCTGATAATATAAAAGACCTCCAAAAGATCCCTCTGGATCATCATTATATTCTGGTATCTCATAAAAATTACCAGTAGGAGAATATCCGAAATCATTATGAACTCCTATATTATCTCTAGTGTTAATTACATTACCCTCTCTATCTTGTATTGTTCCAGGGATTACACTCTCGATACCAGTATTAGGGAACCTCTCATTAGTTTTATCTTTATATAAATTATATTTTCTACGACGCATAAAATCTGGACAATTACACTGATATCTAACTTCTGTGGTAAGAAATCTATTTTGTGAAGCAAGAAATCCTCTAGGTGCAGGCACTACTGTTTTTGCTTTATTATTAGCAAACTCAACTCCATAACTTTCTTCACGTTTAAATAGTATTTCATCAGTGTTTAAATCAACTCCAGTTACTGTATTACCTACATAATTATTAAAATCAAATCCTTTTACTCTTCTAATTACTTTTAAATTTCCGTTAGTTGTTGTACTTACAATTGACTCTGCTGTAAATTCAGTTGCACTAGTGACTATTACTTTATATAAACCGACCTTTGTATTACCAGTTGACACCTGCAGGAACACTTGATTATCTGTAGATAATCCATGAGGAGCATTACAGGTTACAGTAACTGTATTACCTGACTGGGAATATGTACTGTTGATTCCTGAGTCACGCTCTATCACACGATCAACAAGTCTTTCTCCTGCTAACAATGTCACTGGTGTTGGCATATTTCTTAGCTTTACTCTCTGCTCTGTCCACCTAGTATCAGCAAATCCTTCTGCAGTATCAGAAAATTCCTGCCTAACATTTACAGTCCCAGCTGTTGTTACTGAAGCTGCACTTGTACATGTAAAGGTATCATCAGTTACTGAGGTTATAGTCAATGTTTCATCTACTGCAGTTCCAGATGTGTAATTAAGAAATGCACTTTCTCCTACACGTAAACCATGATTGACTAAAGTTACAACAACAGTGGTACCAGTTTTGTTATAAGTTCCTGCAGTTGCTGCAGTGACATATCTAACAGCATCAATGGGTAGACCAAGATCATAAAGATTAAGGCTATTGGCATCACGAATACCAACTGTATGTTCTCCTTCTTCATTACCAGCACTAGGAAAAGTAAATATTCTAACAGGCACAAAAAGACCTGGAAAATATTGGAATGTAAAGAACATTCTAAAATCTCCCCTAGTGTTTCTGCCTGTAGCGGATGATCCTAAATATTGTTGAGTTATACAGTAAAGTTCATATCCACGTCTCCATCTTGACCATGTACTATCAAAATCATAGAATCTTACTTCACTATAAAGATCCTGCTCTCCTGGAGGAAAGAATTGATAAGGAGTCTCTGCAAAATCATTTTGAATTGACTTCTCTTTCTTTAATACGGCATCAGAAAAACCTTTAAAAGAATTATCGAAAGACGTACCAAAACTAGATCGTCTTCTTGGCATCTTTAAGGTTCACCAGGATAAGGATATTTAATGCGAGGACCAAAATCACCTCTCTGCCAATTGGTAGCTAATTCATTTGCCATACACCAACTCTTTTGTTTTGTTTCTTTTACTTTGTCACAAGGATCTTTATATGAAGCAGTTAAATCCTCATAACCGGATACAGGTTTCATTTAATAATAACCACCTTGAATATTTACATAGAATCCATTAGTAAGAGAACCTATCCCACTTATACCTACATGTAGTGCTGATCCACGAGGTAACATCAGTCCTCTCAGTTTAGGAGCAAAACTATTATTAGCACTACCGAAGTTAGCTGATCCTGAGTGAACAACAGGTGAATTTATAAATGGAAGTATCAATTTTTCACTTAAACTAAAATTTTGCTCAGATGGAATAGTTTCAACACTAGCAACAAATAAAGGTAAAAATTGACTGGTTCCTGTTACTGTAGTTACATTCGTTAGATAGAAAACAAAATCAATAGGTTCTTGTATATTTACATTACTGGTATTTATAGTTCCTGAAGTGGAACTAGTTGCAGTAAATGTATTTTCAGTGGGCACTGTTGCTACTGTTACTTCTTCCTTTGGAGCTCCACCACTTTGTACATCAAAATATAATTTCTGTCCTACTTTAAGATTATGATTAGTTAGAGTTACAGATAAAGTTGTTCCTGATCTTGTATATGTAGCTGCAGCAGCTGTCACAGGGTCCATAACTATATTTACATCTTTTGAATATCTTATAAATATTTCATCTATATATGCACCACTGATTTGAGTGTCTGTTAAAGATTGATCAACATCAAATACTTTAGTCACATTACCAATTGAAGTAGGTAAGAGACTGGCAGAAAATGTTTGTCCTGTCTGTGTTCTAACAAGAGTGCTGGTAGATGCTGGTCTATCCAGCATCATTGGTTGTTTATTTGTTGAGGTAGATGCCAATTTACTGTCCTTCTTTTAAGTTTATTTTAGCGTAACTATTTATCGTCTTTTTTCTTTTTGGCTTCTCTAGCTTTTTCTAGAGCTTCCATAC